CATGGCATACCAGGCACGGCATACTGCTGCGCATGAGCCCTTTATCTCGTTCGCTCATGAACCGCAAAGACATCAACTATCGCAGTCCAGGTTTTTATGACCCGGAACACCGCAGCCCCAAGACCAACACCATCGTTGTTGCAGTTTTCTGCGTCTTGTTTGGCGGTGCTCTGTGGATCAGTTTGGTTGACACTTTGGACGCTCAACAGCGCAGACACTGCGAGCAAGGCTGGCAACCCGCCTGCGAAAAACTGAAGTAAATGGGCCGTGGGATTTATTGGAACACCCGGCCTGAGGACACCCTCAAGGCTGCCAAGGCCAGGGCCAAGGCGGCACTAAACGAAAAAGACCCAAAACTCACAGCTCTTGAGCGCGCTTTTTATGAGGCTATGAAGCATGAGTCAACTCTCTGACTTGCCACTTTTCAACCAAAAACAGCCAAGCAAGCTTGAGCTGCAATGGCAGCAGTGCAAGCAGACCAACCCTTGGCTATTGCCTCGGCTGGCTGAAATGGCTCGTGAGCTAAAAGAATGCGGGCATGATCGTTATGGTATTGGCGGACTATTTGAAGTTCTTCGCTGGGAAACTCGCTACTCAACCGGAGACCTCGGCCTGAAGGTAAACAACAACCATCGGGCATTTGCCGCTAGAGACTTAATGGATCAATATCCAGACTTGAAAGGCTTTTTCAAAGTTCGCGAGCAAAAGCCTCGCAACAGCTATGGCCAAATTCACTGACTTTCATGACCGCTAGCGTTACGTTTGCTGTTCTCGGCACACCTGTGCCGCAGGGCTCAATGAAAGCCTATGGCAGCCGTGTTGTTGCTAACAACGCTGAATCTCTTGCTAGCTGGCGCAGTGACGTTGCTGCTGCTGCGCACCGTAACAAGCCTGAGGACTGGGACATTCACGCCGCAGTATCACTGCGTTGTGAGTTCGTGTTCCCTCGCCCGCTGTCGCATTACGGCACAGGCAAAAACGCCGGTAAGCTAAAAGATTCTGCGCCAGTTCACTACACAAAAACGCCTGATCTCGATAAAACCGTGCGGGGTGTTGCCGATGCCGTCGGTGATGCCGTGGCCCGTGTTTTGCTCCACAACGATTCGCAGATCGTTTCCATCTACGCAACCAAAAGGTATCAAACAGATGACTTCCTCGGTGCCATCATCACCGTCACAGCTCTTGATTGAAGCCTTGGTGCAGTTTCACAAAACTGTTCCAGCAATCAGCAAGACAGCAAATGCGCAGTACGGCAAGTTTGCTGACCTTGAGACTGTGCTTTCAACCGTCACGCCTCATCTGATCAAAAACGGTCTTGTGATTTCACAGACGTTCGAGCCGAGCGAAGGCGTTGATCCGATCCTTGTGACGCGTCTGCTGCACGTCAGCGGCGCTGAGCTTGTAAGCCGACTGCCGATGATTATCGGCAAAAACAGGAACCCACTCCATGACTTTGGTGGATCCTGCACCTACCTCAAAAGGTATGCCCTGCTGGCCCTGCTCGGTCTAACGGCTGACATGGACATGGATGGCGACTTTGCTGACAGCAAGCCAGCAGCAAAGATGCAAATCCAGCAAACGCCAAAAAAGGGGCCGGCGGTTGAGGGCGTCGCCAAAGACGATCAACCGCTAACAACAGAGGAACGCAACATGCTTGTCGGCCTTATTGGCGAGATGAGCCCTGGCAAGCGCGAGAACTTCTGCAAGTCGTTCCGCTTTGCGTTCAAGCTTGGCGACAACGCTAAGGTCGCTCCTGCAATCACCAGCCGCAAACATCAGGTTTGGATTCAGGAAAATGCCTGAGGACGACAAGAAACGCGAACAGCAAGCCAAGGCAGACGCAAACCGCCGTTCGGGCCACTTTCAGGTCCGCTTAGACAAACAACTCTCTGCCCAGCTGCAGCACTACGCAGAGCAACGCCATCACGGCGTAATCAACTCTGCGCTGCAAACCATCATCTCCAAATTCTTCAACGGAAAAAATGCCTGACTTCGCACCTGACGCCTTCAACATCTGGGGCAACTTCAACAAAGACCAAAAAAAGGACGGCCACTACTGGGCCGCTATGGAGGTTCCTGTTTCTGAGCTGCGCAAGCTTGTGGAATGGGTCAAGACTGCTGACCGTTGCGAGAACCAAAAAGGCGAGGAGTGCGTCAAGCTGCGCGCCAACCTGATGCCGCGTCAAAGCAAAGCCGGCAATGATTATCTGCTGATGGCTCTGAGCGATGCCAAGCCTCGCCCAGCTGACAGCTCAACCGCTGACTTTTAAGCTTGTCATGAACGAGAAACTGAGGGCGCACTCGCGCCCTTTTTCTATGTCACGCCCAACCCTCAAACAGGTTGAAAAAGACGGGCAGCTGCTGTGGGAAGTGAGCAGCGCAGGAATGGCTCGTTATTTCAAGTATGACTGGCAGGCCAACTTCCACTACGAAGCGGCCGTCAGGCTCTACAGGTCAAGACTGACCGGTAAGCACGGCTAATCCCAGCAGGCCAGCTTTGAGTCAAGCTCGCCAATCCGAGTGACTGCCTGACTGAGCAGTTTGCCCTGATGCCAGCTCTGCCGAACAAGGCCAGCGCAAAGCTCTTTCAACGCTTCCTCGTCAGAGCAGTTGTAGACCTCTCTAACGCTGCGTTCAACCTCCAGCTCCTCTTCAAGGCTTTGGTTAATGACCATCCAGTCAGCCCAGCCCATCGCCTTGAAGATTCTTATCAAGTCATGCCACAGAAGGCATGACTGTCAAGTGATTGTTGTAATGGCCTGTTTCGCGATAGCTCTTAAGGGGTGGGGTCATTCTGTGGAACACCATCTGCCCCACCTTCAACCCTGGGTATAGAGGCAGCGGGTGATGTAGCCGCTCGTTTTTCAGCTCGAGGGTCAAGCGCGATCCGTGCCAGCCTGGGTCGCACCAGCCAGCAAGCAGGTGATTAAGACCAGATCGTGCGCGGCTTGACTTGAGTACAAATTGGCAGCTGATGTCGTCGGGGATGTTAAACAGCTCAAGTGTCTCAGCCAAGCAAAATTCACCTGGCTGCAGCATGAACGGGTCATCCTCTGTTCTGCCTGAAATGTCAACGCGGATCAGCTCAGGGTCACAGATGTTTTCAACCATCAGGTAAAGACCCAGGCGCAAGTCAAGGCTGGCTGGGTTCAGCAACTCTGCGTCAAACGGGACGACCATCTGGCTTTTTTGACACCTTGCCTTGATCTCCCAGTCACACAGAACCGACATTCGCTGCTTTTAAGTGCAACCTATTGTGCCTCGACAAATATGGCCCAGCCGCTCCTAGGGCCATTGACTTGCCAACGTTGATGAAAGGCGGCTTGCCGCACGCTGACGCGATACCCGGAAAGCGCAGGGTTGTGCCCGCCTTCTTCAATTCTTGGCAAGCCAGCTGGGTCTGACATAAGGAAGCTTGGATCCGAGCTGTATCGACCCGAGTAACCGTGAAGCACACTCCAGTGTCCGCACGTTTCGCTGCCGCACATCGGCGGTTCACCGCGCAGCATGTTGCCTTGGTGATACCAACCAACCAGCACAGGGTTGCCTGCGTCGATGGCCTCCATCACATCCTCTGCGTCAGCATTGTCAACAAAACGAACCCGCAAGCCCAGGCTGGTTAGTGCTTTGACGTGAGCGTAGACAGAGGTTGTGTCGCCATATTTGCGCCTGACTTCTTCGTACTGTTCTTGTGAGGTCACAACCTTTGCGTGCGCCGCGACCATTGCCGCAGCCGACGTGAAGCATTTGCGCTCGCCGCCGGGCAGATCAAGTTGTCGAAAGTATCGAGGCACATAAACCTCCTGGTCGATGCCGCTGGCCTTCCACGACTGAAACCAGGCAGCATCCTCGGACAATAATTCTGGGGGCATGGCCTCCTCTAGCTGCTTGATAGCAGCCATCCGATGCGGCACGTCTGGCTTGTACCACTCGAAAAACGGCAGCAACGCGAGTGCCATGGCGATGACCAGCAGGGTCACTTGGATGATGCCGGACAAGGTCTATTTTTCAATCCTTGTATCAGGCAGCAGCAGGTCACGCAGGTGCTTGACAGCCAGGTCATCTAAATCGTTATCGGTGCGCGATACAACCTTCTCGCACATCGCGACAATCAGTTCTTTGAAGGCCCGTGATTTCCACATGGTCATCAACACAGGCTTGAGGATTAGAAGCATTGGCCTGGCCTAGTTACCCTTAAAGCGTAGCTCTGTTCCCCAATGGCAGAAACACCAGACGATCATCACGAAAAGGAAGGCATCTCAATGGCAGATGTCGTCAAGGCTCTGGTGCTCGCGTGGAGTGCTGCGCTGTTGACCGCTTCTTATCTAGGGATCTTTCCTCAGATGAAAATGGACAACACATTCGTGGCGTCTTTACTGACTGGTGCCATGGCGTCGTTTGGCATTGAACGCAAGAGCAATGGAAATGGAAATAAGAAGCCGACTATCGTTGACAACAAAGACACCAAAGCTGGCATCAAATGACCCGCGCACTTTTGGTATTGGGGATCACTTTGGCAGCTGCATTGCCTGCTAAGGCAGACATCACCCACAAGATTCAGTCCTCTATCCAGCTGAGTGTCGATGGAGCAGCATCCCAAGCTTCAAAGATTGGCTCAACACTTTCTGTTAGCGGTAGCAACGTCACTCTGGACACTGCTCCTGTCCTCGGCACTCTCACTTCTGGTTCTGCTGTGGGTTATACGCCAGGTGCCTACAGCATCACAACATCTGGAGATGCCTTCAGCTACAGCGAATCCTTCATCGAAGGTGACGACTCGCCATCTGCTACCTCAGTGACAACTACATCTGGCACGGTGGATAGCTTGCCAATGCTGGGCAACACCACAACCACCTCAGGCGGCGTGGCTGGAAACTTGGCAGGCAGCATCAGCTCTGATGGCACCATGAGCATCACGGCTGGTGGCGCTGGCACCACAGCTATCGGTCAAGTCGTTACCACTATCACCGTGGAATGATGCGCTGGTTATTGCTGTTGCTGATTTACGCTCCAGCGGCTTATTCAGCGCCGGTCATCCCGAACTTCAAGCAAGGGACCATGACCAGTCACACGGAAACAACCAGCAAGGTGACTGAAACCATCGTTAGCGAAAACTATTCGACTGGCTATGAATACGTCGTCACTGGAACCAACGTTCAAATCGACGGTGTTTCCATCAGCCCAGACACAACCGCTGTCAATTCATGGACTGGCTTAGACCTTTCAACCAAGCCAAACTGGACGATCACAACACCCGGCGGAACGTTCCAGTACACCGAAACCTACCTTGGTCCTGGGCTTTCAAACGTGACGACCATCCAGAAGGTCACCGAGGTCACAAGCGTCACGGATACCGTTTCCTCCTTTACGGAATAATTCTTGCTGCTGCCGCTCCAGTCAACGCTCAAGACGTTGGTGGTATTTCTGCAACAGCAGCGCCAACAGCTTCGAGTTCAGGCTCAGTGAGTAATCACGCTGTCCAGGTATTGCAGGGGTCAGCAATCACGAACACCTACGGAGGATCCATACAGTGCCAGGGTCCAACTCTGACGGTCACCCCGTACCTAAACCGCACAAAGTCTTGGGGCCTGCCATATGAGTACAGCTACAAAGACCCGGTTTATGACCTCAGCGACCTGGACGATGACGGCGTTTTAGACAACCCAGGTGATGTGCTCTTCTACAAGGACACCCGCACAGGACAGAAGGACAACCACAACTGGAATGTCGGCCTGTCAATTCAGGCCACCATCCCGCTGGATCAAGGCTTACAGCAACGCTGTAAAGAGGCCGTTGACACTCAGCTCGCACTACAACAACAGCTGCTGGCCAACAAAAGGTTGGACTTTGAGATCAGCAGGCTGAAGCACTGTGGAGAGCTGATGATGAAGGGCATTCGCTTCGCTAAGGGCAGCCCTTATGAAAAGGTGTGCCGCGATGTGCGGGCACACCACCCAATCCCCCACACCCATTCTATTTCCGTAAAGACCTCTGGAACTTCCGACGCTCGCTGACACTCTCAACTTTGACTTT